GGAGTAAAAAGCCAATACTTAGATAAAAATTTATATGGTTTTAAGTTTATGTATAACCCAACAACCGTTTCTATGGGTTGGGGTGTGTCAGCAGAAGTAAACCCTACTTATGAAAACTTAGGTATGGATGCCGCTAGTCCTATGACTTTGGGATTAATTCAAAGCAATATTACCTTTGAGATTCTTTTAAACCGCATGGAAGATTTTAAGTACATAAATTCTAATGGTTTAAAAGACTCTGCAATTGACCCGTACCCATATTCTGTTGATTCTAAAGAACTTAAAGAACTATATAAAAAAGGAACTATGTACGATCTTGATTACCTTTTTAAAGTTGTTATGGGATTCAATGCCACATATAAATCAACATTAAACGGCCTTACAGCAGACCGTGGATGGATTTCAAATATTGCAGTAGAACTTCATTTAGGTGCAGGTCTTCGTTATAGGGTTCGCATTTCTAGCCTAGATGTTAACCACATAATTTTTAATGAACGTATGGTTCCAATTCTTTCTAAAGTTTCAATGCAGTGTACTCGTTACTACGATAGCCCACTTTCTGCTGCTGATAAAACAGCAATTAAATCAAGCACTGGTGGAACTACAATTTCAACATCAACGAACGGATAAATGATGATATTTTTAGATAGCAGGTATGTTGATGGACCGTTGTACAAGGCTAAAAATGCACGCACTAATAAGTTTGATATAACAGTATTGCGGGCATTTCCTTCATATCAAACACCGTTCTTTACATATCAATGGGTTGAAACTGACCGTCTAGATGTTTTGGCTTTAAAATATTTAGGTAACTCTGAATTGTGGTGGCAAATTCTTGATATAAATCCAGAGGTACTTGACCCTTTTGATATTGCACCTGGAACTTCTATAAGGATTCCTAATGAATAATAACTTTCAAGATAGACAAGGTTCTTTTTTTCAAATTACGTTTCCAGATTTTCCAAGTTTTAATCTTGTGCCACATCATTTTAGGTTGCATCAAGAACAAGGAAAACAAGATGTAATTGATATTACCTATTCTCAATTTACATCTTTTTATTACAAATCCTTAAAACAAGGTGTTCCAATAAAAATGGTGTGGACTAACGGAAAAGTAAACAATACTTTTTATGGATATATTTACAGCGTATCATATGTAACACATCAGGCAATGCAAAGAGATACTGTTATTAGGGCAATTGGGGCATCGTTGTCCATGAAAACAAATAAACCTAAAATTTGGGTCAATAAAACAGCGCCTGAAATAGTTACAGACATTGCAAAAACATTTAAACTTAAGCCAGTTGTTACAAAAAACTCTGCAAGGTTTAGTCAACAATCTATGGTTGGGCATACTTATTGGGAAAAGATTCAAGAACTTGCAAATAGAATTGGTTATGTTGCTCAAGTATATGGAACAGAACTTCATTTTCACCCTATTGATGTGATGATTGATAAATTTACAACTTCAATACCTGTTTTATCTTTTACTGATCCATTCTCAAACCCATGGGAAAGCGACATTTCGCAAACATTAGACATGTTTAAACCACAAGTAAGTGATTATTCAGACCATGCAACACACTCTAAAAAAGAAAAAACGGTATCTGGTATTGACCCAATAACTGGTAAGTCTTATAGTTCAACTTCTTCTCCATCTAAAGTTGGAAAAAACCTTAGAACGCAAGTTAAAAACCCTTTATTTAAAGAACAACTACCTACCCACATAACTGCAAGCAAGTCTATGGCAAAAACAATTGCCGATGGTCAAGCACAACTTTCAAAGTTTAGCGTTAAAGCATCTGGTGCTGGTCAAGGAGACCCAAGGATATCTCCATATAGAACTATAGAGATAAATGGAACTGGGGAGACTACAGATGGATATTGGATAATTACAAAGTGTATGCATTTTCTTTCTGTAGATGGAAGATACCAGGTTGAATTTGAATGTATGACTGATGGTACTGGAAAAAGCAAATCATCTCCAACAAGGCCAGCAATGGCAAGCGTTATTCCTACTAGGAATGTTATGGCTGAAATAAAAAGTGGAGTTCAAGTCAAGCCTACAAGGTCAACATTAAGCAGACCAACTATTATGAGCAATGAAACAAACACGGGATTTACAATAACTAAAACAAGATGGGTAGGAAAATAATGACTGAAAAAGCAATATCGCTTCCTTTTTCCTTAGACCCATATGGAAGAATTACCTATACAATAGATCAAAACAAAATTTGGCAAGATAAAGTACTTTCCGTTATAGGAACAACAATGCGTGAAAGAGTTATTCGTCCAAGATTTGGAACCTTAATTGCTGCAAAAGCATTTGATAATGAGACATTGGCTGAAACAGAAATTCAATCTGAAATAGAATATGCGTTTAATACTCAATTAGGTCTTTTAACTCTTCAGTCGGTATCAACATCTTTTGATGAATATACCAATACTACAAATGTAGAAATTGTCTACGGATTACCAAACAACGAAAATGTTAGCACAACAATTGGCTTAGTAACAATTGATCAAACCTCAACCCCACGCCAGGAGAACGCATGAGCATAACACCACCATCAATAATCCCTGTATCGGTCGATTACACAGGCAGAGATTATTATGCTATTAGAGCAGAGTTAATCACACGTATTCAAGACAGAATACCTGAGTGGACAGCATCAGACCCCGCTGACTTTGGCGTTGCGTTGGTTGAGGCTTTTGCTTACATGGGTGATTTAATTTCTTATTACATAGATCGTAACGCAAATGAAAACTACATTTCAACAGCAGTTCAACGCAGTAGCGTATTAAATATTGCAAGTAACTATGGGTACACACCCGTAAGTTATCGACAGGCTTCAGTAACACTGACTTACACAAACACCTCAGACACGGATTACACAATCCCTGCTGGAACCATTGTTTCTGGAGATGTAATAACTGGTGATACTGCAATAACAATTTACTTTACAGTTTTGGCCGATACATTTGTTCCAGCACAGGTAGATACAACACCAGGAACAGCAACGGTGCTTGCTACAGAGGGTCGTTCAATTGTAATTGTTGACTCTGAAAATTCTGATCCAACATATGGTGAGTTAATTGGTACATCTAATGGTCTACCTAATCAAAACATGGCATTGCTTGAGACCCCAGTTGTAGATGGTTCTTTAGAAATCTATGTACAAGATGGTGATCAATACATAAAGTGGACACGTGTTTCAAACCTTTTAGATTATGGTGCAAACGATATTGTTTATACAACCATTGTTGATGAATATGATGTAGTTACTGTCATCTTTGGTGACGGTGTTGGCGGAGCAATCCCTAATAAGTATGAGTCTGTTCGTGCTGTTTACACAGTCGGTGGTGGCTCAATTGGAAACGTTCCAAACAACACTATTACAGTCATTGATTCTGTTCCAGGATTATCAGAAAGCCAAACTACTGCACTATCTGCAGACGTGACTGTTACAAATCTTGTTGCTGCAATTGGTGGTTCTGACCCAGAAAGCACTGACCAAATTCGTATCAATGCCCCTCTTACATTGCGTGCGGGTAATAGGGCAGTAACACTTCAAGACTATGCAAGTCTGTCATTGGCTGTACAGAATGTTGGAAAAGCCAATGCAACAGCAAGTATTTGGACATCAGTTACTGTATATGTTTCTCCAGTTCGTTTATCAACCGATACAGATTTGGCACCTGGTTTAGATGACTCTGGTACTCCAACTCTTGAGTTTACAAGTTTGGCTGCAAACGTGTTCTCTTATTTGGCAGATAAGATTCTTTTGGGAACAACAGTTACAGTTCAACCGCCTACTTATGTAGATGCAAACTTAACTATTCAGTATTCAAAGTCTGCTCAATACACAACAACAGAGGTTGAAACTGCCCTAAAAACTAAACTTTTAACTTACTATGGCTACAACGGAATGTATTTTGAAGACACCATTTACCCTCAAGACATTGAGTCTGTTCTTAGAACTGTTCCTGGAGTCAACAATGTAATCTTGACACAGTTGTATAGGCATGGTGGATCTGCTGCATTGACCACTCTTACTGGTGCCCCTAATGAAATTTTTCGTTTCCAAGAAAGTAACATAGGTATCGGATCTATTTAATGGATCAGATAAAGAGATTACACGGTGTTTATAGGGGAATTGTTAAAGCCAACAATGATCCGCAAAAACAACGTCGATTAAAGGTAACTGTACAAACAACGGGTACAGAGGTAACTGACTGGGCTTGGCCTATGGAGGCTGCAGGAGTCAGCAACGCCGTACCTTCTGTTGGTCAGGGTGTCTGGATACAGTACATTGGTGGGGATCCCGAATACCCTATTTGGTGTGGTGAATTTGGTAAACATCAAGGGAAGAATAAAAAATTATATATAAAACCTTTGGATAACTCAACATCTCTTACTGGATTGACGCCATATTTAAAGATAACAAAACTTCCAGATGGAACACAGGAACTTGATTTAATAGCCACGTTGGTGGCTATGGCAACAAAACTCAAGAACATCCCATAAAGAAAAGTATTTCAGGCAGTAAATTGAGGGCAAAACAGAGAAAATAGAGACTAGATTTCGAAGGGAATATTATGGCAGCAACATACCCAGCCTCGTTAAAGGGGTTTACAACAAAGGCAGACTTTGTTGATACAGTTCTTGCGGTAAATGTCAATGACCTTCAAAATGAGGTAGCCGCTCTTGAAGCAAACATTGGGACATATATCTCTGTTGGTTCTGGGTGGGTTGGATCTTTTGATCAAGTAACAACGAATTGGAATAGCCTTAAAGATCGCATTGCTAACATTGAATACGGTCTTGGTTTTGTTCATGGAGATTACGTAAGCATTTCTGGCGGTTCAACCATTCAGCCTTCTGGAACGTCTACGGTAAACCTGACTCTAAAGGCAGCAGCAAGTCAGACTGCAGACATCGCACAATTTCAAACATCAAGCGGAACTATCACATCTAAAATAGACTCCTCTGGAAATCTTTATACAAGTGGACAACAGGTTGTTCCAGTAGTCTATTCTTCTTTACAACCTTCAAATGTTCCTGCTGGAACAATATGGGTAGATTCAACTTCCGATATAGCACTTCTTACGGCACAGTCGGGCATTCCTTCTGGTGGTAAAAAAGGATTTGTATTAGTAAAAGCATCAGATAACGATTACGACACTGCGTGGAGCCAAGATATTGGTTTAAATCCATTTTTGCTTGGGGGAATGTAATGACGTATAAAAAAGCAAAAGTATATTCTGGATCAGATTGGATAGATCTTGCTGTTGCAAACTCTGATGCAACACAAAGAACTGTAGGAAATATAACTACAACAACTCACACACTTGTTGCTGCAGATGCTGGTAAAGCATTGGTGTGCGATAATACTTCTGCAATTACTATGACTGTTCCTAATGACACAACTTATAACTTTACAATTGGACAAACATTTGTTGTTATTCAAAAGAATACAGGGGCTGTAACGGTACAAGGAGAAAGTGGTGTAGCAATCGACTCTTTGGGAAGTAAAATTAAAACAAACGGACAGTATTCAGAGGCACGTTTGATAAAGATTGCAGCAAATGAATGGTTACTATCTGGCGATCTAAGTTCTTAAGGGGCAATAACTCGTGGCAAAGTACGGCAATTTTGTTTATGGAAGTGCAAAATATGGTGAGGCACCCCGTTTAGCCTACTCTGTTGAACCAATGAGTATTACTGTAATTAGTTTTTCTGAAGTATATGTGGATTGGAAATCACCAACAGGCACCTTTACTAAAATAAAACTAGTAAGAAACCAAAGCGGATATCCAGAAACACCTGAAGACGGAATAACTGTTTGGGAACAAAAATCTCCTGATGGATCTAGCCTTCAAGGTTTGTTGGAACGTCTTTCGTATATAGACGGCAAAGAAACCCCATTTCCTGCAACACCTATCGTTGGTGGAAGTCAGGTTTATTACTCTATGTTTTTATTTACTTCTGAAAAAATTTGGGTTCTTGCTGG